GATCTGCCCAGACGGACCCTTCCAATTCACACTATGTGTAACAACCAACAATGTCAACTTTTCGATTCCAAGCACGGTACGCCTTGCTTACTTACGCACAATGCGGAGACCTCGATCCTTTCGCAGTGGTCAACCATCTTGCTGAACTTGCAGCTGAATGCATCATCGGAAGAGAGGATCACGCAGATGGCGGAATTCATCTCCATGCTTTCGTCGACTTTGGGAAAAAATACCGTACACGGAACACGAGAACATTTGATGTGGAGGGATACCACCCGAATATTTCTCCATCACGTAGAACACCTGAAGAGGGTTACGATTATGCAATCAAAGATGGAGACATTGTTGCAGGGGGACTGGAACGACCTGTACCAGAGCGACTTCCTGCAACTAGCGATATCTGGCCTGAAATCGTTAACGCTTCAAGTGAGTCAGAGTTTTGGGCGCTATGTGAATCACTGGCTCCACGTGCACTGGTCACTCAATTCACTCAACTCCGCGCATTCACTGCCTGGAAGTTTCCGCCAATCAGAGTTCCGTATGAGACTCCACAGGGAATTATCCTCAACACGGATTGGGTACCTGAGCTCAATGGTTGGGTACGAGACAACCTACAATCAAGTCAAAACGGGCGTAAGTTATCTTGCACGTCGCCTTATCCTCGCGACCCCCACAAGGGGGGTTTCGGGGGCGCCCCCCCAAGGGGTCCCCTCCCCCCTCAGCTCGGAGGCTCGAGTGCGCTAGGAAAACATCTGAATGCTGACTTCGATATACAGAACGAAGAAAATCCTTGGTCTTGTATGGACCCTCACGGATGGGTAAAACCATCTGGGCAAGAAGTCTCGGAGACCACGCCTACTTTGGAGGCTTATTCAGCATGGATGAAGACCTCGATAACGTCAAATATGCAGTGTTTGACGATTTTGGAGGAATTAAATTCTTTCCAAGCTACAAATTCTGGTTAGGTCACCAGAACCAATTCTACGTCACGGACAAGTACAAAGGGAAAAAGTTGGTACACTGGGCTCGTCCCTCAATTTGGCTATCTAACTCCGACCCACGTGACGAACCAGGTGTTGAAGTCGACTGGCTAAACGCCAACTGCGACTTCGTGTACCTAGATAGCCCCATAGTGGAGGTGGAACAAGACTAACGCTCGTGCCAATAAAAACTACCCTCCGGGTTAAACGTGTACTCCGTATACGGAGCTTCCGTCTGATCAGTGACAATGGACATAATGTCCATTACGTAAATGTCCCCAATCCCGCGTAAGCCAATCGTAGAAAATGGCTTATCACCGACAACATCGGACTCAAGATCATCCTCGTAAGAAATAGTGCAGCGGATGGGATACCATAAATTGTACATGCGGGAGGCCCCAGTATCGTTGCCTGGTCGAATAACACGTGTTCGGTCCGACTTCACTGTAATGCGCCTTGTATCGAGCGGGGCAGTAAGCTCGTTGTTCCAATCAAGTCCAGATTGACCCCTGAAAACATAAGCCTGGAGCTCCTCCCTTGCATTAGTGGTACCCTCAAGAGCGCCAATAACACGACGACAACCACCCTCAAGTGGTTGATTGTATAATTGGAGGGGAATGTTCCCCGCATTGCTGGAATCCATAGCTTGGCGCAGATCCTGTCCCTTTAGGTAAAAAACAACACGGCGCCACATAAAAGTGCCACCACCGTTGACTGTCACCTGAACCTTCTCCTTATAACCAACCGCAAAAATATCGGAAGAATTCCGAACAGCGGGATTGGTAATAGAAGTGCGGGTTTGACGGGCATTGGGGACAAATAAACACATAAGGGGAACTGCAGAGGACCAAGGGCCGACAGTCGTAGTAGCATCTTCCTGGACGACAATAGGAAGCATAGTGTCAACCTTCTTGCGAGAGGTGACATTCAATATGCGCCGACGAGTCATTGGTCTGCGTCGGGTGCGTCTTCGGCGATAACCTCGAGTAGTTCGGCGACCTGATCTTGCAGAGCGGAAACCTCGGCGCGCAACTCGGCGAGTTCTGCGAACAGATCGTCGCGCAACTGCCATAACGAGTAAGACTCGGGTGGAGTAGGAGGTGGCTGTGTAGAAGGAGGTGGAGACCCGGCGGGACTAGCGTCTTGTCTCTGACAAACTCGGCAACAAAAATGCCGCGCGTGATCCGCAAAATGTAAACAAGTTGCGTCGCAATCCGGAACGTGACGTGACATGATGAAAAAAGGAGAAGGTTGGTCTTCATCTTCGAGGGGGGAGGGAGGGGTATATATAGCTGACCCGGGTCCGGGTCCGTCTGGGCGTATAACATTA